CCCCGCCCGCCGTTGCGGAGGGTCTTGATGAAGGACATCACCCGCGCATCCTCCAAACCGGGCGCCGCCAGCCAGTCAAAGCGCAGACGCTCCAACGCCTGATAGGTTTTCTCCGCGTCCTCGCCCACACGCAGCACCCAGACCTTGGTGGGCGCGGCTAAAAACGCCAGCTTCAGCAGACGGTAGTTCTCGGGGGAGAACTTGTCCTCCGGCACCTCCGCCAGACTTTTGTACGCGGCCTCTGCCGCGCCGCCCGCGGTGGCATCCTTCACCGCCACCGCCAGCACGCCCCGGGCGGAACGGGTGATGGCGGACACAGCCGCCGTCTGAAAGCTGATAAAAATTTCAGGAAGACCCATAAATACCTCCAAATTTCAAAGATTTCCTTGTCAAATGTCCAAATTGAGGGTTGCCATGCGTCCCGGCAGCTCCATGCCGGGTTTCTCCGGCCGGGGCAGCGGTACGCACAGCTCCACCGTGAACGTCAGCGTCTCCCCCTCGGTTTTCAATTCCAAGGGATGCAGCGTCCGCTCCCCCATGGGAACGCCCCGGAGCAAAACCGGCGTCAGGGAGGAAAGCAGGGCGGTGTTTCCGTCCCGTTCCCGGTCGGATGCGGCGGAGACCGTCACCCGGTAGGTGTGCTCCACCTGCCGTCCGCCGTCCACCAATACCGTCCCGTCCTCCCGGACGGACACCGCCAGCAGGGGGTATTCCCCCCGCGCCCGCGTCCGATCCGCCACGGTGAGGACGCCCGTACTCTCCTGCAAATACGCCGCCACGCTGTCCTGAATGGCCTTCACGCCAGCCCCTCCTTCCCTGTCTCACGTGAGACTTGTCCGTCGTCGGAGCAAGCTGCATATCCCTCGCTTCCGGCTGCCGCCGAAAGCTCACTCATTTCGCTGCTCCTCCTCTCCCCAGCGGAACCGCTTTGCTGGGTTCCACCGGGGGCCCCCACGTGACTGATTTCCACCACTGTTACGCAATGGCTGTCATACCGAAAGCTGTCGGAGGTGCGCCCCATCCAGACGCTTCCCCCCTCGTCCGTCACCTCCACCCGGTCGCCCAGCCGAAAGGCCAGTTCCGGGCGGGTGTACAGCGTCAGCCGGTACAGCGCCTCCGGCCAAGCGGCGAAAAGGGACGGCGGCGTGGGGGCGCTGGTGTGCTCGGAGCGGCTCAGGGCGCAGGGCGCGGCCTCGCAGAGCCGTTCCTCCCCCTCTGCCAGCGGACGGAACGCCGTGACACGGTGGCCATATGTCCGGGCGAGAATGTCCGCCAAGGCTTTGTCCGTCACGGTTCACCCCTCCTTCAGCCGCCCCAGCCTGCGCCATGGGGCCAGCCCCGCCAGTGCGGCGGACTGCCCGTCGGATACGGCGTAGGTCACGGCGGTGTCGCCCCGGGTGACGCTCTTCACGGCGGCCTCCCGGCCCTCCATGTCGAGGAGTAGCGCAGCCACGGCCTGCTCCATGGCCTCCGGGATGTCCTCCCGTCCGCACCACGCGCAGGCCCGCTCCATGGCCATTTCCGTCAGCGCGTCCCCGTTCTCACCGAGACTGCGGCCCGCCAGACGCTCCGCCTTCTCCCGAATGGCGGCCGCCTTGTCCGCGCCGCTCATCAGGGAGCCACCACAGCGCCGATGGATGCCAGACGCTTGCCGGGCACGAACAGATCGTAGAGATAGCGGGCCTGAATGGAAGTGCCGTCAAACAGCTGGTTCTCCTGAGGGCCGAACTGCTTGATGGCGTCCAGCTTGCTCACGGCCAGCGGCGTCTCGCAGTGGGTGATGAGACAGGCGATGTCCTTGGCGTTCTCCCCCGCCACGATGCCGCCCTGATCGCTGTCGCCGCTCTGGACGGTGATAACGGTTTTCATGCGGCTCTGGGGCACGAACACGCAGGGCAGATCGTCCAGCATCATCACGTTCTCGTAGGTCACGCCGTTGATGGACACGGCGTTGCCGAAGG